TTCCCGGTTTATTTTTTGTAGATTTGCCAAAATTTTTTTCTATGGAAGGGGTATAGACAGAGATGACTGGTGGTGGTTTAATGCAACTTGTAGCTTATGGCGCCCAAGACGTTTACCTAACCGGTAATCCCCAGATCACCTTCTTCAAGGTAGTATACCGCCGCCACACCAACTTCGCCATGGAAGCCATTGAAAATCCTTTCAACGGTGCCCCCAACTTCGGCAAGAAGGTAACGTGCACGATCCAACGCAACGGTGACTTAATCTACCGTATGTACCTCGTAGCCACGCTACCCTCTGTAACCCTACAGACAAGCGACGGTTCTGGTGCCCAATTCCGCTGGCTCAATTGGCCTGGCCACAACCTCATCAACAGTGTTGAAATCGAAATCGGCGGTCAACGCATCGACAAGCAATACGGTGACTGGCTACACATCTGGAATGAACTCACGCAGGAGGCTGGAAAGCAAGCTGGCTACGCTAAGATGGTTGGCAATGTACCCCAACTTGTAAACACCCTACTACAAGGTGGCGAGGGCTGCGACTCTGCCTGCGGATACAACGTACCCAACACGTCCGAAGAAGTCAGCTCTTGCTCTCCCGAATACACAATGTATATCCCCCTACAGTTCTGGTTCAATCGCCACCCTGGCCTAGCTCTACCTCTAATCGCCCTCCAATACCACGAGGTACGCATCAATCTAGAGTTCAGCCCCCTCAGCAACCTCTGCTGGGACTTCACGCCCAACGTAAGCGGCGCCCCCAACACGATCCAAACCCGTGTAGCCAACGCTGGTCTAGTAGCCGCCTCCCTCTACGTAGACTACATCTACCTAGACACGGACGAACGCCGCAAGTTCGCCCAAGTAGCCCACGAATACCTCATCGAGACGCTACAATTCACGGGCGGTGAATCCATCACGTCCACGTCCAACAAGATCAAGCTCAACTTCAACCACCCTTGCAAGGAACTTGTATGGGTAGTACAACGCGACAGCTTCGTATCTTGCGACTCCACCATCATCAACCAATGGAAGGGCCAGCAACCCTTCAACTACTCAGACTGGTGGGACCGCTCCGTACTCGAGTCTGGCTACTCCGTAACCCGCGTAGAAGGCATGGCTGGCTACAACCCTGTAGTAACGGGCCTCATCCAACTCAACGGCCACGACCGCTTCACCCAACAACCTGGCGACTACTTCAACTTAGTACAACCCTACCAACACCACACCAACATCCCTGCCACGGGTATCAACGTATACTCCTTCGCTCTACAACCCGAGCAACACCAACCTTCAGGCACGTGCAACTTATCTCGTATCGATAACACCACGCTCCTCCTAACGGTAACCAACAACTGCGTAGGTGCCACGCTATCATCAACTGTATATGTATACGCCACAAACTACAACGTACTCCGCATTATGTCGGGTATGGGCGGACTTGCATTCTCGAACTAAATGTGGGGACATACAGATTTACCGAGCATATTTTTGTTATTTTGGATTTTTATATTTAATATATAAAAATTGATTCTGAATATTTTTACATACCTCCATTAAGAAATAGGGACATGTAAAGCCATCATACAAGAAGGTTCTAGAAGAGGAGACAATACAATATATTAAACGTCTTTTAACAAAATTAAATAAACGTCGTAAACGTTCTAAAACCCAACCCGACTGAATTTCTTAAGCTTATAATAGAATGGTGAATAATATACCCCAAAGTAGAATACAAATATTTACACAAACTTTATCCGATGCAGGATCAAAATTTGAAAATATAGAAAAAAGATTAAAAAATGCAGTAATAGAATCTATGCAATATGAAAATTCAAACGCAGAAAACTTATCTCCATTATATGATGAATATCATACTGCGTTAGAAGCTTATATAGCTGCGGGTAATGAACTTGCTCGAGCCTTAAATGAAATGAGTGAACAACAAACAAATTCAAATTCAATTTCAAATGCTAATTCAAATAATAATCCTAATTCACCTTTATCTAATTCAAATAGTAATAATAATAATAATAATAATAATCCTCATACAGCCCCTGCAGCTGGTGGCAAACGTCATAATAAAAAGGCAAGAACATCCAGAAAATCTAGAAAGTCTAGAAAGTCTAAAAAGTCCAGAAGATCTAGAAAATAAACCCATTTTTATATCTTAATAAGATATAGGATGGAAATAGGATTTCGTTTGGCTAAAATAGTAGATATAGGATATATTACTATCCTACATTTTATTTCTGGATTTGCAATAGCATGTCTACTCACAAATTATGAAGAAGATTTTGATGAAAAGAAAGATTCTAAAAAACCTATTTATAAAATTGTGGTTAAAATTATGTGGTATTTATGGCTATCCGGTGTCGCAATATATATTATGAAAAATATTATTGAACATATTCCTTCACCATTAGAAGGATTATTTGGATTACAACATTTTAAAGTTAAAGAACTTTCTGAAGCTCCTATACTAGCCTTTGTTGTATTTTATTTCCAAAAACCATTAACATCTAGACTTGAATATTTATATAAATATTATACCAGCGATTAATCATACATCCACTACATTCCGACTATCTTCCCAAACAACTTGTAAATTGTCAACATATTCCTTATAATCTGTTGCCTTTGATGTGGATTGTTCTAAATTCAACAATACAATTAATGCCTGAATACGTCTTGCTAACGCTGTTTTCCCAACCTCCTTTTTACTTAAATTCTTCCACTTCCATTCAAATTGTAGTGCCGACTTCTGATGCGGAAATCCAGTGACATGACATACACGACTCCATTCACGCCCACTTGTTGCCTTTGCTCCACCTGCTTGAATCCCATTATGTTGTAGTAATCTTCTGTGAATATCTAGTGTTGCACCAACATAGGTTCGTTTATGATCCAAATCTTCTAATAAATATACACTCCACATAGTTTCTAGTAGACCTAATGAATAAAATTGATAATTATTTAGGCTTCTATCATATATAAATATAATATACATACAATGCTTCGTCAAGTAGATTTGTCCAAGTCACCTGAACACAAGGTTATTGACTATGCAATTCAGTACAAGTTTCCGCTAGATATTTTCCAAGAACATGCAATCTCTGCAATTGACCAAGGACATAATGTACTCATCTGTGCAAAGACTGGAAGTGGAAAGACACTAATAGCCGAATATCAGATTGCACAGTGCATTCGCAAATATCAGCGAGTGTTTTATACAACTCCTATTAAATCGCTAAGTAATCAGAAATTTCATGATTTGAAACAAATGTGGCCAGAGCCTGGTCGTGTTGGAATTATGACTGGAGATATTAAATTCTGTCCAACCGCTGATATTCTTGTCATGACTACGGAAATTCTTCGCAATCTACTTTACAAAAAAGGAACAATTACTGAAAATCTTGGGTTAACTGCATCGTTATCACTGGATAATCTAGGAGCAGTAATCTTTGATGAATGTCACTATATTAATGATCGTGATCGTGGAAAGGTTTGGGAGGAAACTATGATTCTCCTACCAAAAGATATCCAGCTAGTTCTGCTTTCAGCAACTTTGGATAAACCTGAACTCTTTGGATCATGGCTAGGTGAATTGAAACAAGTTCCTTGCCATGTAATTCAAACACAGTACAGAGTTGTTCCGCTAACACATACTGTTCTCCAAGGAACTGATCTGAAAACTATCATGGATGCAAAAGAAGTATTTTATGATGATGTTTACAATACTTGGGTTCGTGAACGACTGCGAACTGATAAGGAACATGAAGCGTTTCAGAAAAAGGTCGTTGCGGCTCGTCGCAGTGGTCATGAAGGTCCTGTAAGTGGTAAAGTACGCCCTGTATCCTTTCAACATCAGCTAAATCAATGTATTACTATGCTTCATGAACGCAGTCTTCTCCCTGCATTAGTCTTTGTTCTAAGTCGTAAGGGTTGTGAACAAAATGCAGAGAAGACTGAGGCAGATCTACTTGATTCTAGTGATGTTTCTGCGGCACTACATGTCTTTGACTACCATCTACGTCACCACAAACATGAGTTAGAAACAATTCGGCAATATCATAGTCTTCGTAGGTTGCTACAAAAAGGTGTGAGCTTTCACCACAGTGGAGTCCTACCCTTGCTGAAAGAAGTGGTTGAAATCTTGTTTACAAAGGGATATATCAAAGTTCTTTTCTGTACGGAAACATTCGCAGTGGGTATTAATATGCCGACTAAGACAGTTATCTTTACAGGTCTAAGTAAGTATGATGATTCTACAGGTGGTATGCGTTTACTGCGAACAGATGAATATATTCAAATGGCAGGACGTGCAGGTCGTCGTGGAAAGGATCCGATTGGAACTGTAATCTATCTTCCTGATCGTGAACCACCTAGTGTTGCTGAAATGCGTTCAATTCTAAAAGGCGGTAAGCCTCAAGTTCAGAGTCGTATGGACTTTCACTATGACTTTCTTATGAAAACCATGCAAAATCAAAGTATGAAGTGGCTAGATATCTTGGAAGATTCATATTGGCACAAACAACATACAATGGCTATCCAATCTGAAGTAAAACAAATTGATAACCTACAAACAAAGATTACTGCTATAAATCTGGATGAAGTTGTACAAAAAGATTTGGATGAAAAGCATGACTTGCAGGAACTCGTAAAGTCAACAACAAATGCAAAACGCAAGGAAGCACAAAGACTTCTTGACCGCTGGAATAATACTCATATGGGTCCAAAGTGGATTAATTCAGAAGAAAATTATAAACAACTAAAAATCTATAAAAAAGATTTAGTTTCTACAGAAAAGAATTTGGCATTTATGAAAACCTTTCATGGAAATGCCGAACAGTGGTTGGATGTACTACGTTCTGGTGGATTTATTGTGGATAATAAGCTAACAAATAAGGGTATTCTTGCAACTGAATGCAATGAAAGTCATACAATTCTTACACCAGAGTTTTATCTACGAGGACTTCATAAAAATCTTTCTGGAAATGAGTTGCTGACCGTGATGGCATGTTTTATTGATGAGAAGGAAACAGATGCAACACCATCACTAGATGATATGAATGTGTCAAAGTCTGTAAAGGACGCTTTGTATGGGATTGATGAAATTTCACGGGAGTATATGAAACTTGAATCGGACCATGGTGTCTATAGTCGTGAATCATTCTGGAAATTGTCCACAACTTGGATTGAGCCAGTATCACGATGGTTAGAAGGTGAAGATTCACCCGCACAAATTTGTGCTGATTATGGTCTATTTGAAGGAAACTTTGTTCGCACAATCCTGCGAATTGCGAATATGACAGATGAATGGAATGCAATGGCTACATATTTGGAAGATGTACAACTTTTGGATAGTCTGCGTGATGTATATGGAAAACTTATACGAGACATGCTTGTTCCTGATAGTTTATATCTTCATCTTTAGAGAGGAGGACCAACTATAAAACATTTGTATGTAGGATCATAATATACACTACATAGTCCAGAACCAGATGTAGGTGTTGTTATTGTTGTACTAATTGGGGATACATAGAAACCAGGGTTTGCTGAATTCAATGATAATCCAGAGGCATTTAATATAATAGAACTTGTTGCTACAGTATCGAATCCTGCTTTATAACCAATTGCGATTGAATTTGGTTCTTGATAATCATAACCAGCTCTATATCCTATTGAAATTGAATTATTACCTTGACTTGATTTTCCAGATTGATAACCAATTGCAATTGAATTACAACCTTGAGTTGAATATCCAGATTGATAACCAATTGCAATTGAATTGCAAGCTTGAATTGAATATCCAGAACGATAACCAATTGCAATCGAATTACTACCTTGTAAATTATTACCTGATTGATATCCTAATGAAATAGAAAAGAATGATTGGTTACCATAACCTGCTTGATAACCTATTGAAATTCCATTATCTTTTTGTTCTTGATGACCTGCTTGATTTCCTATAGCAATTATATTATTTCCATGATTTGTGGATCCAGCTTGATAACCTATTGATACAGCATTATTACCACCTACAGAACCACCCGCTTGATAGCCAATAGATACAGTATAATTTCCTGTCATATTATCACCTGAAGAATTTCCTAAACTTATATTATTGTATCCAGTCATGCTAATTCCAGCTTGATAACCAATAGCAATAATATTTGATGCTGATACTGAATAATTTCCAGCTTGATAACCAATAGTAATTGTACTTATTGCTACAGTTGTATAAGGAGGTAGAGGTCCCGCTACACTGTATGAGACTGTGTACTGACTAGGTCCAGGAAAGTCATAATATGTAATATATGTGCCTGTAAATGTATAATAGGGTGAGCCAGGGCTTCCTGATTGTATATAAAAGGACATTATGTTTGTTCCATTAGTTAATGTAAAAACTACCCTTGAAGATAATGGGATTAATGCAATCATCGTGTTTAGCATACCCGTTTGATCTCTTCCATTTGCATCAATCGGATTTATATAAAGAGTTACGGTAGTGCCAACAACTCCATAATTTAAATTTCCTGATACTTCTGGACTTTCACTTACAATCCAACTAGACGTATTTCCGATACCAACCATTCCTGTCTCTCCAGGTGGACCTGTCCCTCCAGGTGGTCCTGTCTCTCCAGGTAGTCCTGTCTCTCCAGGTGGTCCTGTCTCTCCAGGTGGTCCTGTCCCTCCAGGTGATCCTGTCTCTCCAGGTAGTCCTGTCTCTCCAGGTGGACCTGTCTCTCCAGGTGGTCCTGTATCTCCACGTAGTCCTGTATCTCCAATAATACTAACACCTGTCGCCCCATTTAGTCCTATATCTCCAGTTAGTCCTGTATCTCCAAATACTCCTGTATCTC